AGAACACTATCCAATAAAATTTGCCTTTTTAAATTTGAAGTGAATATATGTTTTTCATGATCTGTCAAACCTTTAAAATCTTTACCATCTCTTGAAAGGTCGATCTCTTGGGGATTCCAAAAAAATCCAAGTTGTTTTTCTGTTAACTTTTCAAAAATTGAATATTTTTGTTTATCGTATCTTGCTATGTTAACACTCTCACCAAAAAAACACTTTTCTTTTGTTATATCTACAGTCTTGGTATTAAAAACCGACATCAACTTTCCTCCAAACTTTTATATTGCCACTCATCAGTACCAGCTACATTCCATTTATCTTTACCCTCAACATTATAATTTTGAGTGCATACTTTAAAATCTGGTTGTTTTGTATCCTTTGGTATCAATGCAGCATCTATCCAAATTATCCTATTATTTGGTTGGGCAGCAAATTGCCCATTATCCAATTTAATTACATTGAATGATTTATGATCTGAATCATATTCAGAAAAATTAATATCCAATTCAGAAGAATGGGCATGGCAATTATCTATTGTGAATAGATATTCACCAAAATGAAATTTCTTATCTTTGCCGAATACTTTACACCTTCCCAAAACGGGTTTCACGATAACCGTTAAACCATAATCAAAACAATCCCAAAGTTGTAAAGTATCCAGTGACAAATCATAGTCTAATTTTTCTTTCCATTGAAATGCTGAAATTGGTAGTTTATCATATAATGCCCCATATTCTGGCAATAAAGTTTCAAAATATAGAGCCTTGTGTTGAACAGATTTGACGGATATCCAAATCCCCTTTATAATCTCACCATGTCCAGTTTTCAAATCATGAAGATATTCTTTTCTTACAAAAAGATGTATGGGTTTTAAATTATGTACAAGATATGCCATTAGTCCCAAAGCCCCTCATAATATTTACCGAAAAGATTAAAACCATTGGATATTCTTTTTTGTTCTATTTTTGCTATTTCCATATCATCTATTCTAATATAAACTTCTTCCATATTTACCTTTGTATCAAAAGAATATATCATCTGTTCTAAAACCCAATTCCATCTTTTAAAATGGTTTTCATCTGTCTCACCAAAATCTTTATTTACTTTTGGTACAGCTGTACTTTTTAATTCGTCAGGAACATCTTCATCATCAGTGAAAGGCGATCCATGCTGTGTGTTTTTAAGTTGTATTAATAAAGGTAATATAATTTGAGCCAACGTATGATCTACATTCCAACTATCATAATCATGAATCTCAACTTTTTCTTTTCTTTTAGATCCTGGTTTTGGCAAATATATTTTCATATAATCCTCAAATTTTACAAGATTCACAATCTTCAATCGGTTGGGTGTAATGGGTCTGATCAGATTCACCAGCCCCATCATAAGTGTTGAAATAATATAACTGTTTGCCACCATACTTATAAAACATCAATATGTGGTTTATCATTTCCGACATTGGTATTTTTTCTTCTTCATAATTCAAAGGATTATATGAGGTATTTACAGAGATACCCTGGTCGATAAATTTTTGCAATACAGCGCATATTTTAAGATAACCCTCAGGGGATGACTGATCCCATAGTAACTCATATTTATTTTTTAAACGATTGATAGATGGTACAACCTGTTTTAATACCCCATCTTTTGATTGTTTAATGGATACTAATGCTCTGGGCGGTTCAATTCCATTGGTGCTATTAGAAATTTGAGCTGACGTTTCAGATGGCATTAAAGCCATTAATGTTGAATTTCTTATGCCAACCTTCTTAACTTTTTTCCTTAACTCACCCCAATTCATATTATACTTTGGTTTCGTTAATTCATCAATTGATTTTTTATAAGTATCTATTGGGAACAATCCTAAAGAATATTTTGTTTCATTGTTTTTTGGACAACTTCCAAATTCTTCCGCCAAATCAATTGATGCTTTTATTAAATAATATGACCAAGCCTCGGCATATTGGTGTATTAATTCCAGATCAGGATTTGTATAATTTGTTTCATTTTTAGCCAACCAATATGCCAAATTAATTATACCCACACCAAGAGGTCGCCTATTCTTTGTGCTCAATTCAGCTGCTTTAACTGGATATGACTGATAATCCAGTAAGGCATCTAATGCCCTCACAGCAATAGTGCAAGGTTTTTCAAAATCTTCTGGCTTTTTTATTTTACCCCAATTAATAGCAGCCAAAGTACACAAAGATATTTCTCCATCCTCATCATTGATATCGTTCAATGGCTTGGACGGAAGTGTGATTTCACAGCAGAGATTTGACATTCTTATTGGAGCCATTTCTGCAATAAAAGAACCATGATCATTTGCATGGTCAACATTCATTAGATAAATTCTACCTGTATCTTTTCTTTCTTGAATAAAGGAATAAAATAAATCTAATGCTGGTATAGTCTTTTTTCTCAGTCGGGTATTTCTTTCCGCCCTTTCGTATAGTTCTTTAAACTCATCGGAATTTCTAAAAAATGCATCATAAAGCCCAGAAACATCTGCTGGTGAGAATAAAGTTATATTTTCGCCATTTAATAACCTCTCATAAAATAATTTATTAAATTGCACACCATAATCTATATGTCTAACTCTATTATCTTCTGTACCTTTATTATTTTTTAATACCAGCATATCTTCAATTTCTAAATGCCATATTGGGTAATATAGGGTTGCTGCACCGCCACGAACACCGCCCTGACTACAACTTTTGACAGCAGCCTGAAACATTTTATAAAATGGAACCACGCCAGTATGACTGGTATCGCCGTTTCTTATCGTACTTCCAATTGCCCGAATAGCACCAGCCCCAATACCAATACCTGCTTTTTGTGATACATATTTAACAATAGCAGAAGTTGTTGCGCTTATAGAATCCAGAGAATCACCAGTTTCAATTAAAACACAGGAACTAAACTGCCTTTGCGGCGATCTAACCCCTGCCATGATAGGTGTTGGTAAACTTACATCAAATGTTGAAATTGAATCATATAAATCTTTTACCCATTGCAGTCTGATATTTTTTGAATAGAACATAAACAAAGTCATTGAAATCAACATATAAGCCATTTGAGGCGTTTCATAATATTGATTTGTAACCCTGTTCTTAATCAAATATTTCCCTCTAAATTGTTCCATTGCCGCATATGTTAACGTCTCGTCTCTTTGATGATTGATGTATTTGTCTAATTCATTAAATTCATCAATTGTATATTGTTCTGCAATATTATTATCATAATATCCAAGATCTGATATTCTGCTATAATGATTTAAAAGGCTGTCCGGATCATATTTACCATACACTTCCTTCCTCAAATTATAATTTATCAATCTACCCGCGACATACTGGTAATTAGGAGTTTCTTCAGATATTAAATCTGCTGCTGCCTTGATAAGTGTTTCTTGAATGTCAGTAGATTTAATACCATTATAAAATTGAATATGCGTTTTTATTTCCAAGTCGGATACAGATACGCCAGTTACACCATCGCATGCGTGAGAAGCAACTTTATGAAATTTATCTAAATCTAATTCTTCCCTAGTTCCGTTTCTTTTTACAACCTGTATCATATCATCCCTTTTCCTTTAGTTCTTTTATTGCCTCTGATATAGAAGGGAACTGCTGGGAAACTATGTCCCAACATTTTTCTGCTATCAATCGGTGTTCTTTTTGTGTACCGTTGCCCATTCTTAATTCACAATAATGTAACCAAGACCTCAAAGATCCTGACATATAAAGTTTAGTGTGCATCAACCCTTCTGGTAAAACCACCCTTGCCTGTTCTTTTGCTATACCTTTTGATATCGCCCATTCATATGCAGATAAAGATTCCTTGATAATATTATTTTGTAGAGCTTCCCATATTTCCATATCATTGGAATAATGCTTGGCAGTTTCCCCATTTAATTCAATACTATTTTGTCTATTTGTTTTATCTTGTAACCTGAATTCCCTTGTAGAAAATTCCAAACTTTTTGTAGGGTCTGCGTATCTTTGCGAAAATTCCTGAAATGAAAATGACCGATGCCTTAGAATTTGCCTAGATATGTCTCTGGTTGTATTTATTTCTAAAGTCATATTGACAAGTTCAAATGGACTCCAATGTTTATGTTTAATCAAATATTTAATTAAATTTGAAGAGTTTGACATATTGTTCTGGTTTTCTGGGTTGGATACCCTTGCAACATATGCTATCATATCCTCTGCAGTTGTGCAGTCTTCAACAGGTTTTGATATACTAATCAATTTTACATTCATTTTTTATCCCTTCTCCAGTATGTTAAAAACAATTTTGCCTCAGCCCCTTTGAAAGTGTTTTCATCAATCATTGTATGTATTTGATTGATAGGTATACCATTCAAGACCATTTCATTTATATCTTTATGTTCTATTTTGTTTGAGAAAATTGAAACTTTATAACCATTATCTATAGCTGTTTCAATTTTTTCTATTGTATGAGGGTTTCTAGGTTCATTATCGTATAATACTATTATATTATCTTTTGGTAAAGAAGTATATCCAATTTCTGATATTATATTACCGCCAGCAGATGCTATAGCATTTTTTAAAAAGAGTGAATCAATTGGTCCTTCTACTGCATATATGGTTTTACTATCATCAATTTTATCAAGACCAAATATCTTAGGTTTATTCTCATCTAACATTATGGTAATGTATCTCAAGGCATTTTTACTTGACCTGAAAGACCTACCTTGAAACCCAAACAGATTACCCTCTTTATCTATAAATGGTATAATCAATCGTGGTTCTTCTTTTGCCTCATCTTTTATTTTATTTGGAATTATAGAATTAACCCACTCTTTGAATCTGGGGGCATAAAACAATCTATAATGAACCTCTGATGGTATTTTT